ATCGTTTTTCATGATCCATGCCATATTCTTAAGAGCTTTTCTAGTCTTAGATTTTGTAAACAAAGCAGCTAATGCCATCAAACCGGTCGATAACATGCCTTCTGTCAATCGTTCACGATACTTATTTTCTACGCTCATAGTATCTCTTTTGATATAAATATCTTAGCATCAACGTTTAGGTATGTTTGGCTTACGCATCTTCTTCATGGATTTCTCTTCTGCTTTTTGACGAGCCTTGATAACCTTTTCTATGCTCTTTATATAAAAGGTACGAATAAATATCGGAAGATTGTAGGCATCTTGCCAGGTAAATCCTTTACCAAAGTGTATGAGATCAAAAATATTCTGATGTACTATAAGTCGATAATTAGGCGGAAGGCCAGAAAAAATCGACTCCGATGGGAAGTGTAATACGAAAGGGTTCTCCGGCCTCCCTATCAATAAGATCTATGTTTAAATCTAGGTCTGGAGTAATTTGTTTGATATAGCTACGCAATGCTCGAGCATCGATTGCAAGAAGATCGTTGTTAACAAAGTTACGAATAAATTCGCGTTTCTCATTGCCATCCACTGATACAATGCAATAAAACATACGAGTACTTAAAGTGGCATCTGTACCGGAACTAACTTTTTTCATGCCACGAATCTCTGCGTCAATATCTTGAGTATCTTTATGAGTTAGACACTTTATCACGATATTACGTTTTGAATATGGCAATTGAAATTCAAATCGGTTACCATTAACATACAATGATTCATCTAATGGCAATTCTTTGAACTGAGTTAAATCAATGGTTTCTTTTTGTTTGTTACCACTAGGAGTTTCAATTTCAACTTCATAGTCTTTACCATAACCTAATACACGAGCAGCAATCATGATTGCATTTTTATCGCAAACTAATAGGTCATTGTAATTAATCTTTTCACCGTTACCATTACCAACGATTAGGCTCTGGAACAATTTATCAAGCACTACTCCTTGTTTGATATAACTTTGTGTAGTAAGAATATCTTCTTCTTTAGCAGTCATATACTTCATTTCAACTTTACCGGAACGAAGTGGATTACCTTCAGGATACAAAAGTCCTTTACTTGGTAACTCTACAATTTCGGTTGGGAATTGATAATTGCTAGTAGGAGCATTGTTGTTGTTAGTCTGATACTGTTGTGCCGCTAATTGGGCTAGTTCAGCATTGCTCATTTCTGCAGGATTTTTACCTGGATATTCGTTGTTAACTACATTTGACATAACGTAACTTTCTTTAGTATAAATATGTAGACATAAAAAAACCCCACCGTAATGGTGAGGCTCTTTTATTTAGTATACACGTTTATTTAAGAGTCTTGATTGAATTCAATTCTTCTTTAATTCGCAATGCATATGCTTTAGCTTCGTTAGTATAGTATGACTCTTGCCCCGCGTATTTGGCAGCTTGTTTCATGTAACTAGTATATCTTTCGAAATTATCTAATACATTACGCATTGTATATGATAGGTCAGAAGCTGTAACATCTCTTCCTTTCAATGTACCTACCGTGATTTGGTTGTATCTATTAACTGTTGCCGTGCTCACTGCTTTAGTGATAGCAGCTGTTGCCAAATTGATAAATTCCATTACCATTTTATCAACCGGTGTAGCTGCGGCTTGATTTCGAAGAATTTCTTTGTAACGAGTTAAATTATCTTTTCTGAATTGTTCTGGAGTCATAAATGCTACCGCACCAGTTTTCTGGGTAGTACGCAATGATTGCAATGCACTAGTATCTTTACCTGAGGCACGTAATTTACTAGAATCGATAACATATGCCACATCAGATACTTCCGATGCTCTTTTCACATTCACGATACCAGTACCATATCGGCCACCAGACTTTTCAATACCAATACCACTATAGTCTTTCGATGCTCGTAGACTTGGCTCACGTGAACCATAACGGCTATATGTTACATCAAGAAACATGTTTTGACCATTGGCAATTGCAATGACACTATTAGCTGGGATCGTTGTGTTCCATTTCTCTTTGGCATATGGATTCGTGCCACCTGCCTTGTTCATGAACACTACATATAATCTTGGGTCACCAGATTTGCGAATCATTTTATAAGCAGCTTCCGGACTCATTTCTTGGATATCGTCATTTGTTACTTGATCCAATGGAATTTTAGATTGTTTAACAAATGAGTTAGCAAAATCCTTTGCCACACCAAATCTAGTAGACGATTCAATTGTTTTGATAATATCGCGTAGAATTGAAGACTTGAACGCTTCATTCAACCGAGATCTTAGTACGTTGCGTACTTCTTCTCGGATAATTTGGATTAGTTCTGATTTTTTCATATAGTATTAGTATTGTAAGATAGCGTAATCATATTTCAATGTAAGTTCGATGTTGATAGCATCTTCTGTTGCCCAATCAAAATCGCCAAAGGTTGCAGATGAAATAAATGCACCTTTCAATGTCCATTCTTCAACTTTATCACCGATAGGTCCCAAAGCATTGAATGTGATATCCTTCTTATAAAAGTCAGAATATCCATCACGACCTGTTACTGATTCGTGGTGAAGACGTACCCACTCCATCACTGCTTGCGCGCCGGAAGGAACGATTGGATCATACAATGTAATAGTTACATCTTGCCAACGGCTTTTGCCTTTTAATTTACGCTCGATGTTGATATGATCAAGAACCAATTCACCCTGATCGATTCCAGGACGACCTGCGGCCTTGATAATATAAGATGGAATTCCTTCAACGTACATGATAAAGCGGTTAGCTACTTTAGGTTCAAATGCGGTGAAAAAAATCTCGGTTGGATCTAGCAATTGTGCCATTTAATTTCTCCTATAATAATTTTCAATAAATATCGTGTAACTGTGAAAACATAACCAAAAGAAAAGGGAGACCGAAATCTCCCTTGTCTTGTTCGATAAATAGGTTATTCTGGGAACGAAGCACCGGTTGGTAATACATTGAAATCAATTACAATGAATTCAGCGGTCTTGGTTGGTTGCAAGAAAATTTGTCCACGCAATTCATTACGATCAATTACATCAGCGGTATTATTGGTATCATCCATTACCACTTTAAATGCATATAGACCTTGACGTTGCTGTACATTTTCAAAATATGGATTGGCAATGTTCAAGAAACGATTACGGGTCTCAGATGTGTTTTGTTCGAATACCAAAAACTTACTAGAACTAGCAATGAACTTCTTGGCAGCGATCAACAAACGACGAACATTGATACGATCCAAAGCAGATGATTTCTTTTGCAATGTCTTTTGACCAAAAACAACAACTCCGCTATTTGGGAAAGTTGCAATTGGATTCACATTGGAATCATAAAGATCATCACGATTAGAATGAGTCAATTTACGTTCTGCTTGAATTGCAATGTCAATTCCACCACGATTAAATCCTGCAGGTGCAAACCATTCAGCGGCTGTACGGTCGTTGAAAGCAAATACACCTGGAATTAAGGTAGAAGCAGGTACCCAAACATTTTTACCAAGATCGGTATCAGGAATTTGTACCCATGGCCAATACATTGCGGCATAAGATGAATCACGAGAATCGGCTTTGGTTTTAGCAGTGGAAAGAGCTGCTCCATATTCTACTGGGTCCATTACTAGGAATGCATCTCCACGATCTTGTACCATGTTAAGAGCTTTGGTAAGTACCGTAGCTGCATTTGAGTGATTATCAATAAGGCCTGGCAATACTAGCACATTGAAATCATATTCATCTTGGTTAGATAGCAAATTAATAGCATCTTCATAAGCTGTTTTACCTTGACCATCAATGCCTAAATTAAATCCTTGAGTATTGGTGTTACTAATATCATCATACCAAGCAATTGGATGAGCTACAAATCCATCAGATCCGCCAGAGAATGTACCTGATACTGCTTGTGGTAAAGAACTGCTTAATGCGTTATCACGAATTACACCGTTACTATCTAGATAATTCAATGTGGTTCTTAAAACTTCTACTCGTACTAAATTAGATTTGTTAGCAAAAGATCCGGATAATTGTAGGAATGGTGAGGTAGTACCAGAATCCCTTAATGTATATACTTGGTCTCCAATAATTTTAGCAATGTAGTTATTGGAATTTGGATCCAATGTTACATTGTTATATTGTTCCAATACAATCTTACGATTAATGGTATCATCTCCACGACGAATAGACAATGAGAAAGTACCTTTTGCATTGTTTACATTGGAAACTTCCCAACGATAGTCATTAACACTACCCGATGTAGATACCAATGCATTGTTAGTAGTCTCATCAGATGCGGATCCAGATCCTGCGGTGCTAGCTGCAGCGTTACCAGAATTTAAAATAGATCCTTCTGCTAATGTATAAAGTTTAAATGAATGGTTAGTTCCGCCTAACGCTGATACTACGTTTGAACTTGCTACAGATGGTACCAATGATGATGATGTAGCTAAGATACGTGTTACCAAAATGCTATCAGCGTATTTCAAATACTCTTGCACTGCATACGATGTCATGTACTTGTAACGGTCTGCAGATGCTCCTGACCCAGATGTAGCTACATCTCCGAAAACGTTTACATACTCACTATAAGATGAAACTCGGGTCGGAATACCCGCTGGACCTTTTACTGTAGGTCCAATGATGGCTGCCCCAATTGCCGATACGCCCGCGGGAAGAAATGATTGATCAATCTCTCGGGTGAATACGCCAGGGCTTACAATTCTTTCTGCCATGTTTTATTACTCCTTTGTTTAAAATTTTTTAATGTTATCCAACTGTCCCTGTTTCCAAATCGATTTGGACATTACCATATCGTTGAAATAACTCGTCATTCAATGCTTGTTCTTGATCAAGTAATCTACCATGTTCTGTTTTCATGTCATTGAACTCAGATTCTAGTTTCATTAATGACCTAGTCACGCTCATTGATTCCATTCGATTTTGTCCAATCCGAATTACTAGATTAGATAAATCAGTTCGTAACTGTGTAATACGTTGTAAGTCCGTATCTTGTAACTTTTGTTTTTCCATAACTGTTGTGATTTAGGGATATTTATTCCCATATAAATATGTTTCACAAAAGCCTTACAGTAGCTTTTTGAAACTATCTCCGGTATTTGTTATTTGATCATTTGGATTATTTGGAGTATCAAATGATATTTGCTCATCTCCAAACACTACACGTTTAACACTGATACGTTTATCTATAGCACTACGGAAATCTTCAAATGGAACTGATATAGCAGCTTTGGCTCTAACCGGGATAGTCGCACGAACTAATCTATCTTCACCGGGAGCATTGATTATATTAAATGATACACCATCTAGATTGCATTGAAACTTATATGTATCACCCCAAGCAAATCCATCATGAAACTGAAATTGTTCTACTAGGCCATTCATTTGCTCTTGGTATTCAGTCCAAATTAAAACATCGTATGACACTTCAATATATTCTGGAGTTGCTAGTGCATAAAATTCTTGAGATGGCTTTTTATTGTTTGTGATATTGAATCTATCATAACGATTAGCCGAAGTATATGCCTTCTTCAATATGATACTAGAACCTCCTGTCCTGCCAGGAACATTATCTGGGCTGCGATTAACATCTAATTGAGGCACGTCATCTCTAGTTTGAAATCCGGTACGATTAATCATGATAAGCGGTGCCATTAACATACCACCCGAATCACGCATGTATCCATGAGCTTGAATCTGGCTCCAGTGTTCTCCGTTTGCAAAACCTACCGGAATTTCAATTGTGGTATTGTTTTGGGCAATAGGTAGTGCCAAATAGTTTTTGATATGAGCATATACTGCATAGTCCACATCATATAGACGTACTCCACGATATGACACTTTATCATTGTCGCGGCGAACTTGAAATGCCCTAGATTCAATTGGATCTGGACTCCAAGTACTTTGTGTTTTCTTAAATCTAGACTTTGCCATACCTTATAAGTTTTTAGGCATGTAATAATTGTTATTAATGCCGATTCGAGTTTGCTCGATATTAAGACGATCAATACGAGTTTTATGTGTTTCTGCTATCAATGATATGTTATAACCAAATTCATTGGTTTCACTGAATACATTACCAGGATAAGTATCAGGATTCTTGCCGCCCCAATACTGATTCAATTGAATATTATCTATCTCGTAATACGACGTGTCCCATTTTATATAATCACCCGCCGTTGCCACTACACTCTTTTCTTTCAATGTATCCAAAAGAAATGCAAATATACTAGTACGTGTAAAGTTAATACCACCTTCATCTGATGTGGCAGTTACTTCGGCTCGATCAATTAAACATGGAATACGTACTGGTTGATAAAATATCTTTTCTGTGGATTCGCCGTATAGGTTTTCAGGTGTTAATGGTGTAGCCAATTGATAGTACTCGATTTCAATATCAACTACTCTATTGATAAGTTCTTTGTTAATTAATCTAACAAAGTTAGCATCTCTACCTGATCCAAATAATGCCATTACGCTGTATAAATTTTAAGTGGTATCTTTATCATTTGACTTTGTAACGATGTGCTTTCTGCATCTTTACGTTCTAGTTGAGATTGTCTCGAGAAACTATCCAACATTTCTTTCAATTCAGTTAACAATGCATCTTTTTCTGTTTGTGCCTGGCTTAATAGATCTGCTCCATTCAAAGTGATTTCTGAATTTGGAATAGGTACACTAGAATACTTACCACGCACCTGTCCTAACATTTCTTTTGACAATGCCAATGCATATTTTCTAATCCATTGCCTTCCAATGTCATTGATATTTTCGTATGACATGTTACTATATGGAATGTTACTTAAATCCGAAATAGATCCGGAAGCTACTCGTAACGGATTGTCTCTTTCCGAATTCAAATGATAATGGAAGTAGATTGAGAAGTCCATAGTAGGTACTGGCCATATACGTAATCTATTTTTACTGAATTCAAATCCGTAAGATGATTTACGAATCATGTCATTCATTTCAATGGATTGAAAACGTAACACGTCAGCATACATTGGTAACATCATAAATGATACACCCGGAGAATAGTTACCCCAACCAAATGAATTCAACATTAATTGTGTATTGGTACCAGAACCTAAATAAGGGTCAAAGTATCTAGCAACCGCAGGTGGATTGTCATGGAAGAAACGCTTAACTGTAATAGCATCATTTGCAACCGACCCACTTTCGAAATATACTCGACTAGTATCGGTCATATCATATACGGCACGGCCGGTTTGCACATTGATACTGCCCGTATACAACGTTAAAGATCCTCCGGTATCTACTAGGCTACCATATTCTTTTGATAGGTGTAGAACCCCGTTAAAATTGGCGCTTACGACACGGTTGGTTAAGTTAAGAGAGGTAGATGATCCTAACACATTCATGAAAGAATCACGGGCACTATACATGTTAACTTGATTACCAAATTCTGTTACGGCTTCTTCAAATGCCATATAGAAATGGTTCGGCTGTAATTCAACTTCTTGTATCGGATATCCTAACCGTTGGGCACACCATTTAGCAGTGGCATCAGCATCGGTCTGAAAATCGAAGTCGTAGTCGTAGTACCCAAATACAGTATCTCCAGGAAAGAATGATGATGAACCTGGCCATACGCTTATATTAACTGCCATTACCTAATCTCTTTTGTAATAATTATCGAGATAAGATATTACATGGCCCATATGTTATACTTCAAACGGATATTTTGACTTTCTTCCCCATTATTAATGAAATATATTTCAGTATTAGTACTCCAATTCTCTTGCGTACCACTATTACTATATGATATATCAGGAACGGGACCGAAATCCGTCTTTATCGATGATGAATATGCTAGTACAGGAGTACTAGTTCTATCTGAGTATATCTCTAAGTAACCAACCCGTAACCAAGACGGGGTACTGCTAATCGGATCAACATCTGTAATTACGTAATCAATTTTTATAAAACTCTTTTCAATTAAATTGACAATGTTATCATAATTACTTAAAGCATTGATTACTGGGGCAGGGGTATTTGGCTCTAAGTTGATATTAATTTTACCGGCTGTTGTTATGAAATTATCTTCATCAAGTGATTCCGTATCCCATGTCTGCAAATCATATCCTACTGAAAATGGATATGTGCTATTACGTCTCCATTGATATGTGGATGGCGAGCCAGCATTTGTTATAAGTGTATTACTCCATTCGGATACGGTGGATGCAGCATCTGCAAGTAGTTTCCGTTGACCCCAATCCAATGACTGGGTTGTCGCTCCAATAACTAATGTTGATGATCCCCAGTTCAATGTCGGATTTGCCGAGGTGATAGTTAATACACGTGATTCCCAATCTACTGTCTGCTGGCCGGTAGTTGTTAATAATTGAGATCCTGCCCAATTTAGCACCGTTCGACTGTTACGTATTAACGCTCGATTACCTGCATCTAAACTACCTGACAGGACTAAATTTCCATCCCCACGAACATTAACTGACCCTGTTATATCTACCGACGATGATAATCGCGTTCTACCACCAGTAACATTCAATGCTAATGATCCAGTAGTTAATACAAGCGATGTTAAGGCTGCATCAGAGCCTGAAATAATAAGTTTTTTCCAACTTGGCATATGTTCCTTTATTGTGGTTGGTTACACTGAATGCAGTGCCCACTTCCCTTACGGGCCGACAATTACAATAATAATTATTTGTTCTGTGCCAGATACATGTCCTGAAGCTTGAGAACTAGATTATATACAGATTCAATATCTTCGCCGCGGAACGATGCTCCTTTAATAAGAGTTAGCAACAATGCTAGTTCTGTAACCGTAAATACTTCGGCCTTTTTCTTTTCTTCGTTTTGAAGTTTAAGTAATTTTCCTATTTCCATCATATAACTTAAAAATAAATGTATAACCCATCCGTTGCACCAGATCCAGATACCATCATGAAATCACCTTTACCAAGTACCGGTGATTCATTGCCAGTAAATGCTGCGGTTTGGATTTGCATGAATGGTACAATGTTACGAGCTCTCGATGTTTGCGCAGATCCTAAACTAATACTAGATGAAAATGCCCAACGATTTGCTGTGCCATATAAATCAGTATTTTCAGGTTGAGCATAGATAAGCCCATCGGCTACTCCAGTACTGGTAGTGCTTTTTTGTACTAACAATCCATTACTAAGCTGCAATGAGTTACTACCGGATGACAATGTAATAAACGATTGTGATACATTGAGATTGGTAGTTGTTGTTTGATTCAATGTGGTAACGTTAACGGTGCTAAATGTTGCAGTGTTACCGCTTATAGTTGCAACTGATAAATCTGTAAATGAACCAGATTTGATCCAAGCCTTATTCCATTGTTTTGTATCAGAACCTAAATTTTGTACCTGATTATCTTTAGGAACCAAACTACTAGTAAATGAAGCATATTGCATATCAACCGTACCTGACACTGCAAAAGCAATACCCGATCCGGAAACAACTAAACTACTAGAGGCAAATATTCTATCTGACAATGCTTCGATAGCAGTGGATCCATTTCTCAATATAGTAACAGTACCAGGTGCTACAAACGACGCTGTTACATTTGTTAATTGGCGGCCATCACCAATAAATCCTGCTGATGCTGATATAGCACTACCGGTAATATTACCAAGAACGTTTAAATTTGAATTAGAACCAGATACCAACATTGAACCGGTAATTTGTACTTGCGAATAACTTTCAGATGTAAATAATACTGTACCTGATTTACTCCAACCGACTCCAGATCCGCCGCCTCCTCCTGTTCCGATACTAGCTTCAATTTCAGTTAATTTAGTATCTAAATACTTACCAGTATACATATAAGCATCGACAAATACTGGTACTCGTCCTCCCTCTACCGTCGATGCATTTTCTTGAACAAATAATACTCCATTGAAATAATCTAGATACCATTCAATTGAACTCAATGCAGAAATAGCTGTCCCGGTGGAATCTCTAAGTACGGCTTGATAACCGCTACCAAACGTTGTCGGTACTAATTGAACTGAGCCTAATGGGTATGCCGATGATCCGGTCAATGCATAACCATCAGCATATGGCAATGTTCCCGGAGTACCATCCGTTAATGAAGTGATACCTAATGCAGATGTACGAGTTTGATAACTACCTGATATTTTTAATGCATATGCATGAAATGTAGATATACTTGTATTAGCCGCATTATCATCGATATCAGTACCAGATACTGATCCTAAGGATGATACAGCGTATTGACCTGTAGCAATCGGTGTTAATTCAAAACGTATAAATTGAGTAGCTCCGGAGCTACCGGTCTGATATAATTGGCCGGTATCTGTAATTTCATATTCTGGTGACGCAATGGTACTTGCAAATATTTTATCAGTTCCTAACTGGCTAAGACTTCCGATTGTTTCATTTTCTTGTCCAAATAAAGCACTTGTATGAGCTTTACCGGCTGCCCGTTTAAACGATATTAGTAGCTGATTTTTTAATGTTAATGCCATATGTTATTTATTTCTTTATCCTATTGCAACAGATAGTTGAGATATATATCCGGTCCATGCCCCAGCAGACTCAATTTGAATTGCGAACCAACTATTAGCAGGTATATTCGATGATCCTAAGTTTATAGTAAATGTATCAGTTCCGTGAGATGTTCTAGTAGAAGGCATTGCACCTTGTAAAATACTAGATCCTTCAATGGCAGTAAATGTTTCCAATCCAGATGTATCCGGACTAACAAATTTAAACACTAACTTATTTGCACCGGAACCGGAATAAATAATATCATCACCAGTAACAGATACTACTATTTTAGCAACAACACTAGCACCTAAATTGAATTTACGATTAAACGTTTTAGTACCGCTGATAGTAATACTACTAGGATTTGCAGAATATCCAGGGGCATATGCAGTTAAATCTGTTGCAGCTCTACTGGTTAGATATGATGGACGACGCAATGCTCCGTTTACAATTATCAAATTGTTATTGTTATATGAGCCAGATGCAAATGTGGCAGTACTTAAACCGGTGTCAGTACCTTGTTCTATTCGATAATTTTCAGATCCAAAATACTCAATTGCATCTGTATTTGCGGTTAACGAAATAGGATCAAATAAAAATCTTGGAACAAAATTAATTGTACTATTTATTGAACTTTTTTCAGTATTAGTATGAGATAATGCACTATTCAATGTTAATTGTTCTCCTAATACTCGATGAGCCGTTGTCACCGTAAAACTAGCTGATGATTCTACTTTTGATGCAGTTGATACCGGAGTAGGTATTGTAAACGTAGCCGTATCAGATATTGTACTACCTGCAGATGTCGCGGCATTATATCTAGTCCCGGACAATGTATAGGTATGGGTTGCATTTGTATATGTATTAGCGTAATAGTTATTTATCGACGATGTAGCTAAGAAAGATAAATTTGTACCATACTTAATACCTGATAACCATTTATCAGCATTTGATGCGGATGTAAATAATACACTTTGAGTGGTAAATGTAGTAGCAGATATTGCAACTGCATTATCATCATTGATCCAATCTATATAATTAGTATCATACAATGTTCCACCATATGATTGAGATATAGTTAAATAGTTATAGCCGGTACGCCATAATGTTGTATCTGTGCCGAATGTAAATGATCCAGACCGATGTTTAAACAACGTCAATTCATTTCCTGATGTAGTGAATTGAGCTGATTTAGCAGGTGATAAGGTAAATGTACCAATCGGAGTTGCTGGATTACCAGAGGATGTACTAAATCCGGTAGTAGCTGATACAACGTAATCATTGAGTTTAGTACCGTTCAACCATATTGAATATGTTTCTGGTGTCGTTGATGGATCAGCTGGCGTCTTAAATGCATATTGATTGTAATTAGTATATGTACCAGCATTAGCCGCTACCGTTTCATTTAATCGTACAACGGTTCCATTTAGATTTAAATACACTGTACCGATTCGTGTAGTACTGTTTGTAAATGTACCACCGATACCTACGGAAGTGCGACCAATCGCAGTAGCAGCGGCTTCGGCACCTGTATAACCAGCTGGCTTACTTGAATCATTAAATGCTAATATTCTAGATGGGGATGTAGCCGCCGTTAAGCCTAATGTGGAAGCCTCGGGTGCTTGTTGTGGCGCTAAACCAGCTAATACATCGTTGATATTTTTTACAGCATCTGCTACATTGGTTTGAGCGGTAAATGAATCGAATAATCCAGTATCATATTGTGTATCAGTGCCACCAATATTTACATTTGATAATTGAGCATCGGAACCTGATACGATTATTTTCTTCCAACTTGGCATATCTTATTTCTTTTTTTATAAATATTCTGTTAATCTAAACTCACGTAAAAATCTGTACTAGTGAACCATAGTTTGCCCGGCGTAGCATTTTCTGTGCTACTAGGCGCTGCGGATTGGGTAGCAAATTGTACTACACCTGATCCGGAGATTTCAAACAAGTCACGCTGATTGATATCTTGTACACGCATTACAGTTGCGGCGCTACTTGATATATTTAAAGCAACACTACTACTATTTGCCAATTCTAAACGAGTATAGGCATTTTTAATAATTAGATAATCATCTATTTCTAAACCGGCCGCAGATGTAATAGCTCCCGGATCACCTTTATCACCTTTTAGTCCTTGAGGTCCTTGAGGTCCGGCGGTGACAACATCTACGATCCGTGTTATTGGATGTGATATTGATATATTTGTATCTGGAGTATTGCCAATAACAATGATACCTGGATTAGGTACTTGAGCAGTAACGTTAGCTTGGTTCTCATTGTCTACTGCAATAGTTTTTCTATCGGCCTGTATAATAGGTCCAGCAACACGTTCACGTTCTACAACTACGATTTTTCGTGTTTCTTGGGAGATTACTATTTGATTGTTTTCGGCCATTTTCTATTACATATAAATATCAAATAGCTAGAATCAACGTTAAAATATGATATAGTTATATCATTTCATCTAAATCAGGAAATTCAACATAGTCAATTTCTTCTAATAACAATAACTCATTTCGTATAGGCTCGAAATCAGGATATGTTAATACAGTTACTGGTACAGTCATGTTACCAGCATAATCTGGAAAGAATTGGAGTACTGAATTACCGTTCTTATAGCCGTTCAATTGCTCTACTTGTTGGAGTGTTCCTTTTAATACTTTCATATTACAAACTATTAATATAAGTTGTCATAGATCCTGTAAACGTGGTTAGTCGATCTCTAATACCATATCCCCCTGCCCAGAACATTGATGCAGTGTTAATACCCCCGAATTGTCTAGTAGTTGTTTGTACTGCGGATAAAATATTAAGTTGTTGAGTAGTTCTTGTGGTACTTGCTACTGCTTGTATGTTTATCGCGTTTACTGTACTTGACGATGGATAAAATTGATCATATGCTGTGGATGATGATCTAAACGCTCCCAGTACTTTTTTAGCCATAAAGTTTTGAGGGATTGTCACAGCATTTAGCGCGCCGTTATTTAAAGATGTACGGTATGTAGAAGCTTGTCTAGGTATCATAAATACGTTACTATGAGCGGTACCTGTTGTTCCAATCAATGCTGCCGCTGTGGCTTCTGGAGTATTGAATATCATTCCTCCGAATGAAGCATTATTTTGTTGAAAATTAACTCCAATAGACGGAGACCATGACGAAGATAGTAGTATATTCGTTCCTCCTCCCCATCCTGCATTTGGGAAAAACGTCGGACTGTTTATTTTTGTAAGAGGATATAGTGATGGGTTGATCCAATTTAGTAGTGAAAAATTACCAGTCGATTCATCATTAGCAAAGATATACATAACATCCATTAGATTCCATGACCCATCTTGTTTTAAAGATCTAATTAATGTATCTTGTCTTAGTTGATTAATATACGAAGGCCTAGAATACCCAGCTACATTGGATTGACTAAGAATAGTTGTGTATTCTTGAGTAAGTTGGTTACTTGCTATAGTGCCTATAGTTGATATCATAGTATTAAACTGTTACGTTTCCTAATAAATACCATTCATCAGTTCCTCTTTTTATTAAAGTGGCACCTGCATACTGCGCTGCGAGTTTTGTAGCGTTTCCTGCACTTCTTAGTAATACATTGGTACTACCGGTAGTAAATGTAGTTTGACCTGTTCCATACTGTACCACTGTTATTTGAGTTCCTATTATAAAGTTTGTTACTGAGCTAGATGGAATTGTTACTGTGTTAGCTGATCCTGAGTTTATTTCTACTATATCTCCTGCGTCCGATAATTGAAGCGTATAGTTAGATGTCTGTGTATTGAATGGAACTAT